TCGAGTTTTTCAGTAAACAAAAACCAATATACGGCTAATAGTACCACAAATGAATTTATAGTTTATGAGTAATATACACGTTTTAGAATTAAGTTCTTATACAACGCCCGTAATTCAAGAATCAAAACGAGACGCTTGGGTTGAGTTTGGCGAGGATAATAACTACTTTCAATTTATTATTGATAGGTACGTTAATTCGACAACTAATAGCTCGGTAATAAACAACGTTAATAGATTAATTTACGGACGTGGATTAAGTGCGTTAGATGCAAGTAAAAAGCCAAATGAGTACGCTCAAATGATGGCTTTATTTCATGCTGATTGTATTCGTAAAATAGTACTGGATAGAAAAATGTTTGGTCAATTTGCAATGCAAATACATTATTCACAAGACCACAAAAGAATTTTAAAAGCATATCATATACCAGTTAATTTATTACGTGCGGAAAAGTGCAATAAAGACGGTGAAATAGAAGGATATTATTATTCGGATAATTGGTTGGACGTTAAGAAATACGCTCCTAAAAGAATACCAGCTTTCGGATATTCAAACGAACAAATAGAAATTCTTTATTCTAAGCCTTATGCGGTAGGAATGAAATACTACGCTTTACCTGATTATCAGGGTGGGTTACCTTATGCAAAGTTAGAAGAAGAAATAGCTGATTATTTAATTAACGAAGTTCAAAAAGGCTTCGCTGGACGGGTTGTAATTAACTTTAATAACGGGGTTCCAACTGAAGAACAACAACAAATTATTACTGGAAAAGTAAAAAGCCAATTAACGGGACCACGTGGTGAAAAGGTAATTATCGGATTTAATAATAACCAAGAAAGCAAAACAACGGTTGACACAATGCCCGTTAACGATGCTCCAGACTTGTATAATTCATTAAGTGAAGAATGCGTTAAAAAGATTATGTTAGCGCATAACGTTACAAGTCCTTTGTTATTCGGTTTAGGTTCTGCAAATGGTTTTAGTTCAAATGCTGATGAATTAAAAAACGCTTCTATTTTGTTTGACAATATGGTAATTAAACCTATTCAAGACCAAATAATAGATGCCTTTGATAAAATTTTAGCCTTTAACAGTGTTTCTTTGAAGTTATTCTTTAAAACGTTACAACCTTTGGAGTTCGTAGATTTAGAAAACGCACAAAACGAAGAGCAAGTTGCTGAAGAAACAGGAACGGAGCTAAGCAAAGATTTTAAGATAGCTGAAGCATTAATTAATTTAGGCGAAGACGAACCCGAAAACTCGATTCTAATAGATGAATACGAGGTAGATTATGATTCGGACGACAAAGAGAATGAAACGCTTTCTAAAGACCTTAAAAAGTCCTTTTTGAGCAAAATAGTTAACTTAGTTTCAACTGGCGACAATAGACCGAATATTTCAAGTAAGCAAGACGAAGTAATAGACGGTGTTAAATTCATTACAAGATACGTTTACGCTGGTAAAACAAGCGCTGATAGTAGAGAATTTTGTCGTAGAATGATAGCGGCAAACAAAATTTACCGTAAAGAAGACATTATTAAAATGGATTCACAAGTAGTTAATGAAGGTTGGGGCCCGAAAGGCGCAAATACCTATTCAATTTGGTTCTATAAAGGCGGTGGAAATTGTAACCACCGTTGGAATAAACGTGTTTACGCTACATTTAGCGGTAAAGCAATTGATGTTAATAGCAAAGAATTAAAACAAGTTGCCGTTAAGAAAGCTGAAAAGTTAGGGTACGTTGTAAAGAACGATTCTAAAGTAAGTCAATTACCTAAAGATATGCCAAACAACGGATTTTTACCAACTAATAAAATATACGGGGAATAATGGCTGAAGCTTTACTCATAACACGACAAGACGTTGTTAAGTTCACTGCAATGAATGGCAACGTAGACACTGACAATTTTATTCAGTACGTCAAAATAGCACAAGACATTCATATTCAAAATTACTTAGGTACTGATTTACTTGAAAAATTAAAGTCCGAAATTATTTTAGCGGCTTCAGGAATACCAACTGCAATTACAATAAGCAATCAAGGAACGGGATATACAACGGGAACTGCTATAAACACAACAAGCGCAACGGGAACTGGCTTAAAATTAAATATTACGGCGGCTGGTGGTTTAATTACTGCGGCTACAATTAACACGGCGGGTACTGGTTACACGGTAGGAAGCACGGCAACAGTGACGGGCGGTACAAATGGAGCGGTTACAATAAGTTCAATTTACACAATACCAACTGATTACAATAATCTTTTGGTTAACTATGTAAAACAAATGCTTATACACTGGGCAATGGTTGAATATTTACCATTTGCAGCTTACACAATAGCGAATAAAGGGGTGTATAAACACAATTCGGAAAACGCTACGAACGTTGAAAAAGTAGAAATTGATTTCTTAATAGAAAAAGAACGTTCTATTGCACAACACTATACTGAAAGGTTTATTGATTATATAAGTTTTAACAACGATTTATTTCCTGAATACAATAGTAACTCAAACGGGGATATGTACCCCGATACAAACAATAATTATACTGGCTGGTATTTATGAAGAATTACAAACCAAAAGACGAAAACATAAAGAAATTATTAACATATTTAAGTAAGCAAAATGGCAAACGTAAAGATAAGTCAATTAACGGCGAAAGGAAGTAATATAGTTGCTACTGATCGTTTAGCAATTGCACAAGACACGGGTGGCGGTACGTTCGCAAGTAAGTATGTTTTAGGTTCTCAAATACACAACTGGGACACAAACAAAAAAACGGGTAATTATACTTTGGTTTTAACGGACGCACATCATTATGTAGAAATGGAGGTAGGTTCGGCAAATACGTTAACCGTACCTTTAAATTCAAGTGTAGCGTTTCCAATAGGAACTGAAATTAAAGTAACACAATTAGGAACTGGACAAACAACTATCCAAGCTTCTTTAGGTGTTACGATACTTTCACAAGGAGGTAAAAATAAAACAGTAGGACAATATTCCGTTTGTACGTTAATAAAGAGGTTAACTAACGAATGGTATTTATACGGTGATTTAACAGTTTAAGACATGGCAAATGCAAACGGATGGGGTGACGGTGCTTCAAATAATAATATAGGATGGGGACAAGGTGCTGATAATGCTATCGGTTGGGGAGATATTCACGCTGATAGTTGGGCGGGTTTAACGGATATTGTAGGTATTACAACGCCACCCGTTGACCCCGATGCCCAATCATTCATCACAGCGGCTGCAATAACAGACCCTACTCAACAAAGTGCTATCAATACTTTGGTAGTTGATTTGAAAGGGTATTCTATTTGGAGCAAAATGAAGGCTTTGTATCCTTTTGTTGGTGGAACGGCTTCACAGCATAAATTCAATCTTAAAGACCCAAGAGATTTAGATGCAGCGTTTAGATTAATTTTTAATGGCGGGTGGACCCATTCAGCTAATGGCGCACAGCCTAATGGAACAAATGGCTTTGCAAATACTTATTTCGCTCCAAATACAGGAACTTTAAATAGTAACTCAATAGGTTATTATATAAGAACAGTAAATTCTTCAGGAGCAACAGACCCTGTTAATATGGGTGGTTTTGATAGTTCTTCATCAGCTTCGTCTTTATTAAATAGTGCTTCATCAGTTTCAGGTAGATTAAATGGTAACTTAATTAGTGGTTCAATAACAGGTGGTACAGGTTTATTTTCAATAAGTAAAACATCATCAACTGTAACTAATGTATATAAAAATGGTACTTCAGTTGGTAACGGTAACTCAGGCGGTACTTTAGCAAGTAGCGTGATATATTTAGGAACGTTAAATCTTTCAGGAGTAACTTATGGTTCAGGTTATGTAAATAGTCAATTTGCTTTGGTCTATATTTCAGATGGTTTATCAGGAGTTGAAATGGCTAATTTCTATACAGCTGTACAAGCATTTCAAACAACTTTATCACGTAATGTTTAATATATGAAACTAACAGATTTAACAACAGAACAAAAGTTGACCTATGTAGGTTTACTAACAGAGCTACAAAAGAATGAGATAGTAGGTCAATTATATGCACCTGATAGCTACTTCAACCCTATTCAAGATGCTCAAGATAATTGGGTTATATCAGTAGAAGAAATGGAGCAGTGTGTTAATCCTGATTATCTTTGGGTAAAAGACCTTGACTTGATACCATACGAACCAAAACCAACACCCCCACCTTTTGAAAATTAATTAAACTATGATACCTTTAACAAATCAAATTTTAGAATTAGTAAAAAAACACGGAGCAATCGGTGTACTTGCATTATGGTTAGGATATACACACTTTGAGGTGCAAGATTTAAAAGTCCGTCTTTATAACTGTTTAGAAAAAGAATCAGTTACAAAAGACCAACAGCAACCAATTGCACCAATAAAAGACACAGCCGTTATAAGCTACGAATCTAAAAAGAGAAAGCAAGAAGTATTACATTACGATGCACCTTAAAACTAAGTTATGAGCAACGTTAAAAGCTACACAGACAATCAATTATTAGCACGAGTAAAATCCATGCCTAACTACAAAAGTATTCCAAGTAGTTTATGGTTATTATTTGTTCGTTCTAATGAAGACGGTAACGATCAGTTTGACGATAAAGTTTATATTTGGATAGGTGAGAAATTTCAGTTCGTAACTTCATGTACTACAAACAAAGGTAATAAAGGAACTGCTGTTATGGAGGCTGACCTTTGGAACTACGATGCTTATTCATACGGACTTCACAGAGGCAAAATGGAGGCACTTAGACAGCGTAAAGGTGTTCCATATCGACGAGATTATACAAACGACGGTAAAACGAATCCTACAACAGAAATAAAAACGGATATTATTTACATGAATATTCACGGTGCAACTTACAATAAAGGCAGCCAACAAGTAGCTACTAAAATTGGCGGTTGGTCAGAGGGTTGTTTAGTTTTAAATAACAATCCAGACTACGAAAGAATGGTAAAAATGGCAAAGGATTACCCAAGTGTTTCAATATGTTTAATTAACGAATTTTAAAAATGGCAAAGAAAAAGATTAAAATAGATACAGATAAGTTCGACATGGATTTAGAAAAAGACGGAGTAAACTTAAAAGTAGACATTGACACGAAGAACGTAGATATTAAAATCGTACGTGACGAAATAAACAAAGAATTTAATTTAGATTCTAAAAACATTGATATAGATATTAAAAAGACGCCCGACGGTGTCGAGGTGAAAGTCGATGCCCAAGGCGCACTTTGGAAGGCAATTGCTAAAAGAATAGTGAAATTTATTCTAAGACGTTTCAAAGTAGGAAAATAATTTTTTATATTTGTACGCATTTCATACTATGCTTTGTTTAATTTATGATTGACCCCTATTTCGGTAGGGGTTTTTTTATGCTCAAAAAAAAATATTAAAAAAAAATACTAAAAAGTTTGTTATATTAAATTTTTATATTAATTTTGGTCTAACAATGTAAGCGAACATTGTTTTTGTTTAACCATTAATCTTTTTTTTATGTCAGTTTTACCTTCTTCTTTTTCGGCTAACAAATTAGGATACAAAAAGTATCTTAATAACGGTGGTGTTTTAGATTATTCTTCTTTTCGTGTTTGGGAACGTAGAACACCAATTGAGATTTGTGCAGAAAAAATAGACCGTTTTCATGGTGCAATGCTATATGCTTATGATCAAGCTATTTACTATAAATCTATCGGAGATCAAGCAATGTATGAATTACATATGTATAATTTAGATGTAAGGTCAAAACAACTTTCTGAATCACACCAAGAATTGGATGCTTTATATAATTAAAAAAAAAACAAGGGGTGCGACTTGGTAACGCACATTTAAACAAAACACTATGAAAAAACGAACAGGAATTTTAATTAACTCAATAATTATTTTGTTGGGTGCTAACTACGAAAGCTATTTATTATTAGCAGCTGGCGTATTATGTTTATCTTTAGTATTAATTTCTAAAACTAAAAGAGATGAAGTCAAAAATTAAAAACGTGGTTAACACGTATTTCCCGCACCGTCCTAACGTAACATATTTAAAGCGCAAATGGATGAATAAAATTTGTCCTGAAGACAAAGGCGGATCATTCAATGAAAAGTTGTATAATGATTATTTAGACGCAATATTAAATTACACAAAATGAACTGGCAAATTAAGAAAAAACGCGTTAAGCAAGTTAATATTTCATTCGAGTGGACTGAAAAAAGCGATTTAAAGCTAATTTTAGACGATTTAAAAGACTTAATTGCTTCGGGGGTAGAATCATATCACGGAGAAAAGAAAAGCGTTGAAATCGAAGATAAATATCATTTAATAGAATTTACTCAAAAATACTCGGATTCAATCCACGAAAGTATCGAACGAGAAATAAACGGAGAATTAAAATTAGTAATCAAAAGTAAGATATGAAAACAGCAGTAGAATGGTTGGAAGATAATTTAATATTTGAACCTTGGGCAGAAGAGCACTTTAAACATAATTCAAAATGTTGGGATAAAGCCAAAGAAATGGAGAAAGAGCAGATAATGCAAGCCTTTGAAGCAGCAGAAAAATATTGTGGCAAAGATTTTTTACATGGAGATTTATACTACAACGAAACCTTTAAATCAGAATAGAATGAAAACAGCAGTGCAAGAATTAAAAAGTGATTTATTAATTGCAGTAAGTACTTGTAATGAAGCACTTGAAGAAATTAAAGATTTAAGGACAAGAGAGGCTTGTCAAGCAGTAGTTAACCTTACTATTGATAACATACTCAATAGAATTGATACAGAACTATTAGAAATGGAGAAAGAGCAGATAAAAAATGCATATGAAAAAGGAAAAAAATATAAAAAACCTATAAAAGATAGTAATCCAATTTGGCTCAATTCAAAACCATATAAAGACAAAATTAAAGATAAAGTAAATAATTATAGAAATAACTTTAAATCAGAATAGAATGAAAGTAATAATTGAATTTACAGATGAAGATGCTGCATCTGATGCTCAGGTAGCATTAGATGGGTGGAAGTATAGAGCTGCTATATGGGAAATAGATCAGCATCTTAGAAATGAAGTTAAGTATAATGAACAACTTCCTTCTGAAGTAGGAGAGGCTTATGAAAAGTTAAGGGATAAGATCCGGGAGATTTTATCTGATAGTAACCTAACAATGGAATAGTATGGAACAGACAGCAGTAGAATATTCAATACAAGAACTAATACTTTTAAGA